TGCAACAGAGACGCAACCGCATCTGCCAGTGACCATTCTCCCCGCTCCTGTTCGTTGTACGTTTCGCCGCTGTCGGAATCACACATCTCGGGGTGTGTCCATGCATACGGCTGCCCCGTGACTAAATTATGGTCCGTCGATGTCAGCGAAATTGTGCTACGGTTGAACTCTGTTTTCCCGTCCACAGTCGGATTGAAAACAATGTCATCTTGTATGCTGACCAGATCCTGTTCTTTCGAACTCCACACCCGATAATGCGTCAGCGGGTTTCCGAAATGATAGTGCCGCATCTGGCTCTGTGCCGTCAATGATTCTTCAGCCGCATCCAGTCGCATCGACTCACGCACGTAATCGCCGCGATGAATCTTCAGCTCTGTTGGACTGGTCGGAATTCTGACATCAACCATGCGAGCGAAATTTGCGGGCTGCGTCCGGTTGATCAGATGCCCGGTAAGCCCCCACGTCAGCTCAGCGTAATCCAGCCGACTGCCAGATGCGGACTGCACGACCCGTGAACAGTAGACGTTGCTAAACACGGTCGGGCTGCTGTCTGGCGGCGCAGATCCATCAGATGCCCCGAGATAAACCTTCATCTCGGGGAACTGAAACGCCGCTGATCCCGTGGTGTTCAGAACGTCTGTGCTGCTCATCATTCAGCCTGTGGTGTTGGTGCCTGTGTCTGCTGTGCTACAGCCTGACCGCCAAACCCGGGCTGCACAATCTTCGCAAATTCGGCCTGCCTGTGTTCGTCCAAACTTAGCGGACCGTCTGGCACGAAAGACTTGTCCACATCTACCACCACCGAATCTGTCAGCCCTTGACCTGTCGCCATTTTAGCCGCCCCTTAATCTGCCAACCGTTTACGCCGGACGCATCCACCCACGGATCTTCCTCCGGCTCGAAGCCCATGAAAATGCAACCTGCAAACGTGCTCACATCAGTACCCACAGTGTAAGTCACTGTCCCCGCTTCGCCAATCTGATTGTTCAGCGTCGTAACGGCAGACAGTAACGCGTTCTGCGAATTGTACCCGCGAAACTGCATCCATGCACTCAGGTTTCTTCCGCTCAGTCTGCCGATCAAATGATATTCGCCAGTCAACCCAAAAAACCGCTGGACTGATTCCATCAGTTCCCAGGGTGTTGGATTGATTGTGCCGTGCAGGTTTGAGCCTGTTGTCATTACAGACATGGCAATTGTCATGGCGCAAACTCCGCTGGCAATGGTGCCTCTTTTGGACGTGCTGGCGGTGCCTGCACCTTGACAGGCTGCCGTTGCAAGTTTGCCTGTTCCTGTGCCAGTTGTCGAATAGCGTCTATGGCGTCCTGCAATTGCTGGCGGTCCTGCGGTGCAACCACACCACCCAACGGAATCCCAGTGCCCGGCAAGGTAGTCTGTTGCTGAAACTTCTGCAACGTGTCAATTAACACCGGCCCCACGGCTTGCTGTGCCTCCTGTGCCGCTGCAATTACCGTGCTTGCTTCTGCGCTACGAATGGCATCGAAGCCGCTGAGGTTGGCGTTTGCCATTGCCTGGTTGAACCGTTCAAGCATCTGGCCTTCCAGCGCTCGCACCGGGTCTTGAATGCGTGACACCTCCAGTTGTGCCTGCGCCTGATTTGCCGCTTGTGTCAGCTTCGTGTTTTCGCCAATCACTTGCGACAGATTTTCAAATTCCAATTGCCCGCCGGCCAGTCCCGTAATGAGTCCTTTTGCTTTTTGCTCCAGTTGCTCTACGGCTTTGCCGCCCAACACCAATTGACGAATAGCAACCTTGCCCTCGCTTTGTTCGATCGTGCTGAGAAACTGCCTCCCCAATTCCGGCTGCGCCCGCATCGCCGCCAGCCGATCGTCGAGTGTGTTCAGTGCATTGAATGCGTCGGCCTGCTCCTTTGTGATTTTGCTGATACTGCCATCGTCCAGCTTCACCTGCGTCTTTGCCTGAAAGGCATCCATTCGCCCCATCAGTTGCCGCACGGCTGTACCTGTAACGGCCATTCGCGGATCTTGCAGCAATTGCGACACGGTTGAAGCAAGCTCCAGAGTCCTTTCCGCGCCAAGTGCCGCGATGCGTTCTCCGCGCGTATTGGCTGCGGCCAATGCCGTGCTCATGTTGTTGATTGACGTTGCCAGATCCTCACCACGGGCTGCCGCCTGAAATTGTGATAGCTGCCCCAATGCCGCCGTAAAGTCTCGATTGCCGGTCGCTCCGGCAAGTGACAGCATCCCCGACATAATCGGCTGAGCCTTGCCCACGTCGCCCGCTGTCATCTTCAGCGTTGCGGCGGACAGTTTCAAAGCCTCATCCAGATCCGCAGCACCACCGGAAATTGCAGCCGAAAACAACTGCGCCAACCCGGCCGGAGTGACCCCGAGAGACTCTGCGTTTTGCAGAATCATCTGCTTTGCTTGTGGCACATTTGCCGCGCCGATGTTCATTGCCATTTGCGCCACGGATTGCTCGAAGGTCCGCGTACTTCCTGCAGCTTCGATGCGCAGACGCTGCCCTTTTTCCAATTCTGCCACGATTGCAGCAACCACCGTCTGAAACGTGACCATTCCGGCCACGAGTTGCGTGACCTTGCCGATACCTGCGGACAAGATGCTGCTTGTTTTTGAACCTGTGGCAACAGTCGCCTGGCCTACTTCCGCCATTGCTGTCTTAGCGTTTGCGAGGGATTTCCGCAGCTCGTCAACTTTCAGCTTCTGCGTTTGAAATGCGGCAGTGCCGATCTGCAGTTTTTTCAATGCCGCTTCGTTTTGTCGTAGCTCCTGCTCCAGTGCGTTAAACGATCCTGCGGCCTCTGGAACCACAACTGCCGCGACCTGCCCTAATTTTTGCAATCCGGCCTGTAGTTCGGTCTGCTTGATCTTCAATCGCGCATAGACTTGTTCGAGCCGCTCGAACTCTTTGCTGCCCGCTGCAGTCTTCCGCAGCTGGTCGCCAACTCGCTTCAGTTGCGATTCAATATCCGCCAGTGATCCCTTGTCGGCCTTGGGAACAAACGTAGCCTGATCTTTGCCCGTGCCCTGAATTGTCTGCTTCATTTTTGCGAAGGCTTCGCGCAAGCGATTAACCTTCTGCATCTGCGTATCAAACTCTTTTGAACCTACAGCCAAATTGCGCAACGCGTTCTCGTTCTCGCGCAGCGTGGCTTCCAGTTTATTAAATGAGTTTTCCGCAAGTTGCGCACTCTGCTGAGATGCAGTCCCGAGCTTTTTTAACTGCTGCTCTTGCCGCTCAAATCGGGTCTCAATCTTATTGAGAATGCCCACCATCTGACTGGCAGTGGCAATCCATTCAACCTCAATGCGTTCATCCGCCATCCTGCACCCGCGACAGTCCGAGAGTTGTCAAAAACAGGTCCAGAATTTTATCCTTGCCCACCCACAAATCCAACGCCACGGCCACCTCTGGCGTGATGCGATAGTTGATCTGCAGCAGCTTCAGCAGCCAGTTGATTTGCGCTGATGGTTCGTTGCGAAACACAATCGACCGCAGCCCAAATTCTTCCATGTACGTTTGCCGCAGTTGTTCGGCCTCGTCGCACACCCAGGAAAACTGCCGGACGACTTCCCACCGCATACTGCCGTCATCGGCATACACCGCCCGCGCGTCAATCGTTGTGGGCGTCGGCAACTTCCACCGCTGCCCGCCCAGATCCACCAACGGCCCCGCCTGTGTGTAGTGCCTCCGCAGCTCGTTTTCCTTCGGCTGTTGTCCAGCCCAAAAACCTACGTAGTAACACGGTTTGCCGTGCTCATCCCGCAGCACTGACGGGTGCCATTCCTGCCCATCTGCATCATAGTGAAATCGGGGCTGCGCTGGTGACGGCCACCCGATTTGCAGCCCTGTTCCGCCATGCGGCCCAGGCATGTTCGGCAGCACGTCGTGACCAGTCAGCAGACTGGACAGCCCGCTGATGCGTGCGCAGTGCTCCAGCGTTGCTGGTGTGGCCTCGGGAATGTGCAGCATGAAATGCATCGAAGGCCCTTCACGGAATTGCCACGCTAGTGCTTGTTGTCAGAACCTTGCCGTGCAGCGTGATGGTGGCAGAGCCGTCATCGTTGTTGCTGACGCTGACGTTGTTCGTGTCAGTCAACCCAGCCGCAAACGTAAACCGGATGTTGTCAGTCGATGCGGAATACACGCCGCTGTCTGCGCGCCTGCGAATGTACACGTTCGCCGATGTCATTGCGGTCCAGTCGCCGACCGTCGAAGCGATGGTTGCGAATCGGTTTAACGTGATTTCCATCGTCGGCATAACCGCCTTGATACTGGCCTGCGTCGGCCACACTGCGCCGGAACCCAATGGCGGTTTTGTGACCTCGATTCCGGGTGTGATCCTGACCCCCTGCACGCCTGCCAGCAGCGTTCCGTTGATGTACGCCGGACCCAATGCAAACTCTGCGTTGAAGGTCTGCGCGGTCAGTGCTTGGCTGCTGCCATCGTCGCAGCCCTTCGTTATTCCATCCGTGCTCAGCCAATGCAGGTCACACTGTGCCGTTGCATGGTCCGCGTCCTGCGTGCACTCGATTGTTGTAGGCACCAACAGTCCCTTCGAACCCGTCAGACAATAGTGGTTCGATCCGCTCGCAAACGTTCCGCCGTCGCTGCGCTGCTTCAGCTCTACGGTGATCGTACTGGAGGACACAAACGCCCCGCTGCTGATAAATGCGTTGCTGTTCAGCGCGAGCAATGCTGCCAGGTCGCCCGTCGTGATGCTGGTGATTTCACCTGCAGCCTTGCCAGAGACTTGCGACACTGCCGCGCCGCCAGACACCATTGCCTTTCGATGTTCCTGATTCGTGCGATGATCAGCATTCGTGATTTGCCGAATCGTCGATGCACCAAAAACAAAATCTGCCAGAGTGAAAATCGACATGTTACCGGACCCTTCGTTTACGTTTACGTGAATACTCTGGCGACTTCGCCGCCTTCTTGTACATGCGAGCCATCATCTTTCGGTCTTCTGTGATTTCGCCTTTTGTGACTACAGCGATTTCTCGTTTTTGCCAGCCCGCCAGCCTTCGGTTTTGTTTTGCTGACAGTTTCGCTCTGGCTTTTGGATTCATCCTTGCAAACTCATCAGGGTCGATGAATTTGTTGAGCCTTGCGGACAGCACTAAACGGCTGCCGTATTGTGTCGCCGTAATTTTTTTTCGCAAGCTCCTGAACAGTGTGCCTGTGCGATAGTTTGGCCGATTGTGCCCGAACTTTCGTTTTTTGTAAGCGTCGTATTTTTCCCCGCGTTTGCGTGCTTTGTATCGACCGTAGGCCTGTTCTTCGAAATGCAGCTTCACCCGCTTTTCAGCGTGATTTTCGGCAACCGCTCGATTTATCTCCCGCATGATTCGAGCGTGCATTCGTGTGGTCAGGTTTGCTCGCTCAATTTGCAGCTCCAGCTTTAACATCAGACAACATCCACCACCAGCCCCAGCGTAAACCTCCAGTCGTGCCTGCCGTCATTGTCTTCTGGATTGATTAGCCCAGGTCTCAGCGGCATTGTCAGAGACCTCAACATCAGCTGCCCAGATCCATTCACAGCCGCGTTGATGCCTGCCAGTATCGCACTTGCCTGCGTCCAGGCATACCGATATTCGTCCTGAAACGCTTCCTGTTCCGTTTCGGGCACATTAATTTCAAAAATTGCCTCCACCGTCACCCGGCCTCTGTTTGTCGCCATCCAGTCAAATGTTGCCGGGTTCACGTCAATCCAGCACAGCGGGCTTGTATCCTCCTCCGGCGTTGCTTCCACACCACCCAGATAAACACGCTCACCGGCCTCTGCAGCCGTTGCTACGCCGCAAACGCTCTGCCATGCCACCAGTCCGGCCAGCATGGTTTTGACGTTGTCAAGCAGCCCGAGAATGTTCAATGCTGTCATAGGTCAGACACCCTCACCGGTTTTGCGCCGCGTGTTTCTGGTATAGTCTGAGTCAGCCGCACGATCAACGCGCCGTCCTGTTTCTGGTCGATCGCTTCCACCTGCGCCAAATCGTCGCCAATCCGGAATGCGTCCCTAACTGTGACCACAGCATCGGACGACAAAAGCAGTTCCCCGCGTCGCTTCGTGGCTCTGCCCCTGTCGTCCATTTCTGCCGTAGGATACCACGTTACAATGCCTGTCAGTCGTTTCTGATTTGACGATTCGCCGCCAACGTACTGACGCACCTCGACCGCGAAATCATCCGCGTTCAAAAATACGCCAGCCACGTCAGCAGCAATCAAATCAGACAAAGACATCAGGCACCGTAACCGTAACCATAGGCAACTTCAACCAATGCCACCGTGATTGCCGGTACACCGGTGCCAGAAGCCTTTTGAATCTGAATGATCGGTTGCACATTCTGACCGGCAACGGCTGCGGACATGTCGAACGTCGTGCTGGCTGCGACACGCTCGCCCTCGATGTAAAACCGCACGTCCTTCAGCCCATTCGTGAAGTCGATCAGGAACGTCTTGTAGACGGCTGCCAACGTCTGACCGGTCGCCTTGTCGTCATTGTCGGTTGTGGCGTCATCAGTTTCGACCACCACAGCAGACGTGCTGGCAGATCCTTCGATGCGGAACCATGCGTTGTACGCCACACTGTCCGGCGTATCATTGCGAGCTGAAGCCAGCCCAAAAACGATTGTGCTGACCGAATCGACAGCGGCCACCTTTGCCACAAACTTGGCATACTTGAGCATGCGCAGGTCATACGGCAGCACGTCGTTGAAAAACAGGCAGACGTTTTCTGCTTCGCTGGTCGCTGCCAGTGTCAAAGCAGCCGCTCCGCCGTCCTCAGTGATGCACAGATAGGTTGGCGTACCTGCTGAGCTTGTGTCTGCAATTGTCCATCCGTTCTGCCCAGGCGTGCTCGTGAAAGACTGTGCCCGGTCAAACAGGTCAACGAATTGCTTTGTTCCTCTGGTGATCATCTCATTCCCTTTCGCTATTGACGAAAAGAGACTCGCGAAAATGCGGGGGAATCACGCGACTCCCCCGCGTCAAATCAGCCGTTGCCTATCAGGCCCCGGCGTGCTTCTGGATGCCGCGATGGTTCAGGGCTTTGGCCCCGACCGACTGCAACACGTAATAGGTCATCGACAGCTTTTCTTCGCTCAACACCGACCGAATCTGCGGCACTTCCTGACCCTGCAGGAACGTGACCTCAACCGTGTCAACTCGGTTTGGTTCTGCAAACAGATAGAAGGCGGTCGCGCTGTCAGCATCCAACAGCGGCTCGATAATCGGCACAAGACCCGTGTTGATGTTGCGAACTCCGCTGTTCGTGCTGCTCGGGTCGCTTTCGCTGCTCAACAGTTGCAGGAGGGTTCCACGCAAGGCTGCCGGGAAACAGATGTAGCGCGGCATCAGTGCCAGAATGTCCGGTCCCTGATTGCCTTCCGGCGTGTTTTCGCCGCGCATCGTCATCATGTTCTGCGTCAGCAGGTTGATTGCGGTGGTGTAGTTTGTCACCGATCCGGTTTCGAGATTCTTCTGCTTGCGTGCTCCGCTCACAGCCGAGAACAAAGCCACACCGTCAGACAATGCGGCGTTGCTGGTGATTTGCGACCACGCCACAGCGTTGACTGTGCGGGCTGCCGAATCACCCAGGGCCAGCGGAACGCGGGTCAGGGCAGACATATCATCGTTGACGATCAGTTTGTAGCTGAAATCGACACCGAGTGATCGGCATTCAACCGCGTAGAATTCGCGGGCATCGGCCATGCTGGCGCGATCTGGATCAGCCGAATCATTCCAAACCGGCAAATTCGGGATGCCGCCCAAGCGCAGGCGATGAATCGTCTTGAAGTCGGCCACAGACTCGCCCTGACGCATCGGACCACGCCATGTTGCAGGCACTTCTGTGTACCCGATCATCATGGACTTGTTTATGGCATCGAGAGTCAGATTGGCGAAGCTGCCGGTTGTGTGCAGCGGTACGTCAGTGCGTAATCCACGAATTCCGGCAACCTGCGGACCAAACATCGCACACTGTGCAATCTGCTCGCGAGTCAGCCCCAGCGTGTTGATTCCCTGCGCCCGAACGAATTCAGTCGCCATATCCAACAGCGTCGCGTGTCGGAATGGCTCTGCGGCTTTGCGCTGATCGTCGGTGACATATCGCTGCAGCTTCTGCGCGTCGCCGTTCAGGGCAGATCCTGCGGCCCGTGCAATCAGTGTGGACTGCAGATCGGTCCGCAAACGATCAATGCCACTGCTGACCATGCGGACGTTTCCGAATGGCAGAGCCTCGGCAGCCTTTGCCTTTGCGGCTGTCAGGTGGGCACGAACGGCAGCCACGTCGGCGCACTTGCGGGCGTTGTCAAATTCGTAGGGCAGCCCGGCCAGTTCGCACAAGGCGCGAACGTCGGCCTCAAATGCCTCACGCTGTGCGGTTGCCTCTGCAATCGCCTTGCGCGTCGCTTCGGCAACCATCGCAGCTAAGCCGACAGTGTCAACGGCAGGCTGTGCCTGTCGCTGTTCCGGCTGCGGTGCGGGTTTCTGATCTGCCAGCTTTCCGGCGTTGTCAATCAACCACCGCTGAGCCTGCTCGTCCGTGTATTCTGCTGGCATCCCACGCGACACCAGCAAAGCGCGAAGTTCCTGATCCATAACAAATTCCCCATCTTGCGAAAACCTGACCGCTGCCGGATCGAGTCCCCGCAGCTTTGCCTGCGCGTCTGCACCAATGGGAGTCAACGAGACTTCCCGCAGTCGCCACTTCGTCACCACGTTCACCGGCCCTGTAAACTCGCGGCCGGAAATCGTTTTCGTTGTGCCGTCTGGCACATATGTTTTCTTCAGCACTTCGTACCCAACAGACACATCGGTAATGTGCCCATCTCGCACGCTTGCCAATGCGTCCTCACCGCTTGCCGACTTGCCAAAAACCAGCGTTGCGGTGATGTTGTCTTCATTCACAGTGATGGCTCTGGCACTGCCCAGTTGGTCCTTCACGGAATATCGGTTGTGACTGTCGAGAAACGGGATCTGACGGGCCTTCGGAAACTCTGCCCCCTTGCTCAACAGCACCTCTGGAACCATCTCCATGCGGCTGTAATCCGGCATCAGCACCGGCGTTTCCGTGCTGATCACGGCATCGACACTGCGGGTATCTTCGCTGAAGGTCTTGGCCCGCACCTCCAGTGAGCGGAACCCCGGATCTTGCATCGTTGCCGTTACCTCAGAACGTCGCGACATGCTGCACCTCGTTTCCTGCGTTGCGTGGCTGCTGCGTTGTTGCCGCCGCGTCGGCATTCGCCTGCGCCACTGCAATCTGATCCGCTGTATCCACTCCCAAAATGTTGTTGACTACTTCCGGCGGAATGCCCTTTGTCTCTGCGATCGCATACAGCTCTGCAGTGTCGTTCAGCACGTCCCGCCAGTTCACGTTGATTTTTGCCGCCTCCATTTGCAGGCTGCTCAGCCCCGCGTGTATTCGCGCCGCAGCGGCTTCTGCGTCGTCTTTCGGATTGATTGACAACGCCACCGGCCCCTGCCAATTCGCGACCGAAAAACGCCCAGGATCGGCCTGAAATTCTGCCGCCGTAACAACGCCGTCAAAGAAATTCGACAGGATGCCCGCACGAATCACTGCCTCATAAATCGGTTGACAAAACGAAGACGCAAACCACTCCTGCACGTCGTGCAATTCCGGCCACGCATCGTTGTCGGCAGACCTCTCAGAACTGAACGAACTGTTGCGATAATCGCCCGTCACCGTTGACGACTTGACCCCCGGAAATGCGTTTGCCGTCTGCCTTTGCAGATGCTGCACAAATCCTTCTGGATTCATATTTGGCTGGCTTGGAGACAGCAGCTCAAACTTGCCATCTTTGCCGACGTTCAGCATCATTCCCGGCTGAATTTTTGTGACCGTGTTTCCGTCGCCGTCCGTCAGGTCTGATCCATCAATCGACGATGCCACGGGATTGATTCCAGCAGCCAGCCCAACACGCGCAGCCCCGGTCGGCTTGCTGTACGTGCCGACAATACAGGCAGCCATCGCGGTTGCCTTCAGCACGTTGTAGTCCAAGTCTTCGGTGTTGCGAGTCTTCACCAGTGCAGCCGCAAACCACGGGATGCCGCGTAGCTGGTCGATGTCTTCCTCGGAATACAAATGCCCGATCTGATCCACGGTGAAACGCCGCACGTTGCCTGGCTGATTCGCCGAGGCCCATGCGGGCTGAATGCGGACGTGATAGGCCACACGTTCGCCGTCAGCGTTCAGCTCAATTCCTCGATAGACCGTGTGTCCGTCTGGAATCTCGGTGCGCACAATCTCAGATTCGTCGGCCAGCCTGCACGCATCAATCATCTGCAGCGTGATCGGGATAGGCAGGTCATGCCGTCGCTGTTTCGCTGCGTCAATTGGGACCAGCCTGTACAGGGTGTCCCCGCTCAAAATCGTTGCTCGCAGTGCCAGCTTCTGCAGTTGCGCGAACGTGACACCACCGCGACCGGGCAGTCCGCGCGAATCGAACCCGCTCTGGATTCGCTGCCACAACTCCTGTGCCTTCGCGCGGAATTCCACGTTTGGCGTGCCGTCGGAATTCATCGCCAGCGATTCCGGCATCATGCCGCGCTTGCCGACAACCTTCGCAACGATAGTGCGAACGATCTTCCGGGCTGATGGATTGTCGCGGAACAGGTCCCAGGACTGCGATCGCAAAGAATCAATGCGACTGCCGGACACCTGATTCTCTTTGGTGACGGGCTGCGCAAGTGCATTCAGCCGCGTGACATTTGCGGCTGCATACGGGCCTTTTGGCGTGCCGGTCAGTTGTGCAATCTGCTGCAGTGATGCACGGGCAGCCATCCGCCTCAGTGCCGCTCCGGGTGCGATATACGAAATCAGCCGATCGAGCGCGTTCATATGGTCGGCTCCTGCACACTCAGGAGCGTTGCCATACCGCCGGAACTCGTGCTGCCGTTGCTGATTTCGTCCATCAACTGCTGACGGAATGCCTGAAGGTCTTTCAACTGTGCCATAGCCTTAGCGCGGCCGGCAACAGAGTAGCTCTGTGCGGTCAGGCAATTCAAAATCGCCGCGTTTGTCGCAGCCAGTAAATCGTTTGCGTCCGTCATGCTGTGCAGTGTTGGCGCACGTCTCGCAAAACCGCACTACCAACAATACCAATTAGCGCTCACCGTCCAGAAAAACCTGCCGCGACTCGACAACCACCGACGACAGCACAACACGAACAGACCAGGTATGCCCGCACGGCCCCAGACCGTCCGGCTTTCGGCTACGGCAGCACTTGTAATACCGCACGCTTCCCTGTGTGGAATACGCCACACCGTACCCGCCGCGACCATTCCAGCACACCGGACACCGCCGGTATTGCTCGATCTCACGCTCAACTGACACCACCGGCTCTGGCTGTGGCGATTGCTGCGGTTTCTGTGCCGGCTGCCCTTTGCGTTGCTTATTCATTCCAGTGCCTGCCGTCCGGTCGTCTCTCGCCTGCATTTAGCACCGTCTTTCGCGTTCGAACCTCACTCCGCGCCGGAAATCCGCCGTGCTCCTCTGCGTAGCACAACGCCAACGCCAAACCATACCGCACCGCGTCCCGAAAGTCATTTGGCACGCCCTCATCTTTTTTGACCCACAGCAACTTTGCATTGCCTCTGTTATCCACTCGGTCGCTGATTGTGGCGTTGCAGAGTTGCTCCAGAAACTCCATATCCCGTTCCGCCCCTGCGCACAACGTGAGAGACTCTGCGGATCCCGGCTGCCGATCGTCCAGTCGTGCCTGCAGGTCGGTTTCCCAGTAATCCGTGGCTACCGTCAGCAGCATCTGCCCGGCATGATCGCCGGACTCCACCGCGTTCAACTTGTGTGGCTTCCCGCCCAAATCATTGTTGGCACCTTTGCACGGCACAACACCGGGGTGCATGTTGCACCAATCATAAGTGGCTTTTGTGGCCCATCCTGAATCCGCCGCCACCGCATGTACTGCGGTTTCGTTGCCGCCGTCCGCGTGTGGATACGTCCGCAGCACCACCTGCTGCCAGACATCTTCCAGCGTCTGCGTCAGCCCATAATCGACGACGTGAGACCTCCAATCGTTGCCGTGTGCCATGACCACGTAAAGCCGAAACCCGCCTTCTGCTGCCTGCTGGTCGATTGTCACCGTCAGCAGTCGCCCCCACTCTGGGACTGTGCCCCTCGGGATCTCAGACCGCAGCCGCTCGCCGATCTTTTCCGGCGTTGTTTTCGTTCTGCGTGCCTCCCATGTTTCGCCCTTGTCTTCATTCACCCACTGCCTGAGCTTCGTGGGGTTTTTGTGCTTCTGCACGAAGTCCGCCGCGATCTGTCCCCAGCCATGAAACAGCGCATAAAACACGCTGATTTGACAACCATAATCAGATCCCCAGCGATGCGGCTCGCCCCGCAGCCAACTGCGGTCATCCGGGGGCAGGTCGCGTGCATCCATTGCGCGTTCGTGATCCACCTCGCAACCTGCAGGAACCCACACGCCACGCATCATCATTTGCGGCCTGTGGACATCTTCAATTCGGCCCTCGCAATATCGGCACACATAGTGCGCAGTCTTCCGCGCCAGATCCGCATCTGACTGACCTGACGGCAAGCGGTCAAAGAATATGCCGCCTGGTCTCTGACCGTCGCCGAACTCCAGCACCTGAAACTTGCTGCAATGTGGGCAAGCAACGTGATACCGGTGATTTGTGCTCTGCAGCAGCCCCGCTTCCACGTTGCTCTTGCCCCGCACTGACGGCGTTGACTCCAGCACAAATTTCCGATCCGGAAATTCCGCCCCGCGTTTCCTAAATCGCTCCAGCGGGTCGCCTTCTGTGCTGGTGGATTCCTGCACCCACTTGTCAATCTCGTTCCCGTGCCCAACTCGGATGGACTTGTCCGCCAATCGGCTTTTCCCGCGCGGCCACGCACCGTGACAGACAGACCGTCGGAGTTGAATTCGCGTCTTGCTTTGTCGTTGCTGAATGGGCACCTGATCCCGTAATCGGGGGCAGTTCTCCAGCATCTTCCAGAACCTGCCAAACACGCCCTTACAGTTGGTTTCGTCCGGCGTTGCAAACATCGTTTCTTCGGGTCGCAGGTCCATGCCACGCATCAGCATCGCCAGCCCAAAATTTGTTTTGAACATACGCGCCGCCCACTGCAGCCAGATGGTTCTGAACTGAATGCTGTCATATGCCCAGCAGGGGCCTTGTGGGGCTGTCACCCAGGGTACCAGCGTTTCGTCAAACGCCCGCCCTGAGATGTCATAGAATGAGCTGCGCAGCCAATCCGCCGACGACTCCATCGCTCGGGGTCGCATCATTTCACGGCAGACTTCCACGCACAGCCTAGTCATCAATCAAATCCCCCAGCCCGTCCGTGAATTCCTTTTGAATGATCCTGATTTCCTGCTCAACACGATCCTTCGTCATGGCCTTTATGTCTGCCGGAACCAACGCCGCGACACGCTCCCCAATGCCCTGCAGACGTGCCGCCAGTCGCGACCACAGCAGGGACATATCACGCTCAACTTCCTCCCGCTCGATCAGCACTCCCCGCTTTTGCGCGTTCTCCATTGTCCGCCGCTCATTCACCAGACGGATAGCCTCAACCTCTGCCAGCCGTTTCGCATCCATCGCCCCGCTGTTCTGCAGCTTTGCCAGCCGCCACCGCACCACCTCATTCAGCTGATAGCCTGATTCACCGCCCGGCATAGGTGGCGTTTCGGTACGCCATTGCTTCACCGTCTGCGTAGCAACCCCGAAGAACTGCGCCACCTCTGCCAGCGTCTTTGCCCTCCATTTGCCAGCCTGCGCCGTTCTGCTTTCCTGTTCGGCAATCAGTTCCTCGATTGCCTGCAGGTCTTGTTCCGACTCAGCCGAGGCGAGCAATTCGGCGAGATAACTCGTTCCGCTTTCGCTCAAGGCTTTCCTCCGGATCTGTCTGGACAGAATGAATGTGCCGATGTGCAACCAGCACCGGCTGCGTGGGCGTGTTCTGTTCGTTCATGGCCAGCAGGCACTTCACCGC